ATTTGCAGTTCCAGATACATTAAGAGTTGTTGCTAAAGTAATAATTCCTGTGACTGGATCAACACTGGCAGTTCCTGTTACATCTCCTGTGAGTGTTACAGTTGAAGCCGATGCTCCTCCTACAGAAAGGTCATACCATTTTGGACCTTGCAAAGTATCATTACGCCAAACACGAAGTGTTTTTCTTGTGCTGTCGTAGTAAATACGACCTTCCGTATTGCCACTGGATGGGGCAGAGGAAAGGTTTTGAATCACTGCATTTTGCAGTTCGTTTGTATTCAGGTCAATATTTGTTAGAAATAATCTAGACATTTATATTTTACCTACCCTTTCGTAATTTTGTATCAAGAAAGATATGCTTTTCCAGATACAGCCCCGATGAATTGTATTACTATTAGATTTTCATTGGGGTAGGATATATCTCCTTCAATAACAGTACCTGCAGTATCAATGCAAGTAGCGTTAGGATTATATCCAAGATCATGTTGTATTTCCCAGACAGATGCTGGAGATGGAATATCATATACTTGCCCTAAAAGAGACGTATCCATTCCAGTAAACAAAACTCCACTAGGCCATCCTGCCTCTGTTTTTGGTCCATAAATTTCTGATGTATTGGTGTTTAACCACATATCACCAACATTGCCTATAACGCTTGAAGGCAATCCTGGACCACTTAATATTTTTGTTCCCGCTGGACCCGCTGGACCTGCAGTGCCTGCAGATCTAATTGTAACTTTATTGGGAGATGAAACTGTAACTACTTTAGTTGTTTGATAATATGATTTAGACATTATATATTTGTAGCCTCCAATTCAACCCATCCATTTAGCAGAGTATCCGCTGTGTCAATAATTTTAATTTGATAATAAGATTTAGGAAGTACAAACTTTTCTGTCATGCTTCCTGGAAATGTAACTTTAACTGTTGCACCCGTTGTATCTGAAAAATCTGAAACTATATCTCCAGACTGTGTTGTTACTGTGCCACAGATAATTGATCCACCTGGCTTATCTCTTACTTCGGCGGTAATCTGATAATTTGAAATATCAATAGGTGTATCGTTTGCGTCTGTATATGTAATAGTAAGGGTCCAAGAATCCCCTTGAATAATGCTAAAATTTGTATATGCCATATTTCACCCCAACTATACAAATTATAACAGGTATGAGTTACAAATCATAGAAAGTGGTATAATTTATATTATGAAAAAAGTAACTTTAATTGGAGATTGCCAAACTGCAAGAATTTATGAGCATTGGAATCCAGCTGATTGCCCCGTAGAATTTCAAGCTTGGGGCAGGGGCGGTACTAATTCTTGGTCCGCAAATCCATCAGAAATGGCAAAAACAAATGAAATAAGCTCTGGTACAGAAAAAGGCAATAATTTCTATAAAGGTGGTAATGATCAAAATGATTTAAAAATTCATTTTAATAAAATCGTTGATCAAGATCTAATTTTAGTATGGCTTGGATACGTTGATGTCAGACAGCTTTTAGGCAAACATAAAGATGCAGACATTACCGTAAAACAAATGGTTGAAAGATTTACAAATTACTTTAAAGGATCGGAAATAAGGTTTATAGAGCCTTTGCCTCAATTTAAAGATATGCTTATGAAATTTGATGAACTGCATGATATGTTTACATATGAAGAAAGAATTGAGCAAAATAAAGAGTTTGTAAACGCTTTGAAAAAATATTCAGAAGAGTATGGATTAAAACAACCTATAACTCAAGAGCAAATATGTAATGCTGTTGGATTGACTCCTGATGAATTTACTTCTGATAAAACACCAATTTATGCACCACACCCACTAGATACTTTAGACACTCCTTACATGAAAAAAATATACGATCTATTTATCTTTGAAGCATCAAAGTAAAAACCCCTGCCACGTATTCGCCGTAGAAACAGGGGTTCTTAAACTCAATTATATCAGTTCTTGCCGATATCTACGATTTCACACTCACCAGAAACACATGCAAGGGCTTGTGTTCCCGTTGTTGTATCTTCAAGCTCATACAAAGACAATGCAGACCAGTTAATTGATTTAGGCATTTTTGCCAACATCTCTTCATATTGCTCTTTTGTAACTTCCTGATATGGAGCTTGAACATATGTATGCTCTGAGTAAGGCAAAAAGGAAATACCTGAAACCTCATCAAAATGCTTATAAACCCATGCTCCAACTTCCATCCACTCATCTTCTTTTACAGAGACAGTAATAGAAGGCTTATGCTCACACCAGTGTCTTTGGTATGTTAACCAAACTTCAAGTTGCTGAATAGCAGTAAGCTTATCTCTAGTAATAGCATGCTTTGGTGCTTTTACTGGAAATGAAAACACAGTTGTATTTTGTGGCTTCATTACATCATCTTCTGCAGGAATACCTGAATCCTTAAGGAACTGAGTTATAGGATCTTTCTTATCACCACGAACTGTACGAATATAGTAATCTGAATGCCATGCATGCATTCCTGAAGACACCCCGACCAATTGGGAAACTGTGCCCGAAGGCTTAACGCAAGTTACTGCTGCTGAGGCGGGAATCCCAATTTTCTCTGCCTCTACAATATTAACATCTACTGCCCATTGACGAAGTAATGCCAGAAGATCTCCGAGCTTATCTAGACCTTCTTGTCCAGAAAATAACTTATGACCAAATTGTCCAGTAAGTGAAACTCCAAGTAGACGCTCTTCTTCGGTATTATCTTTCCAAATCTTACGGATATACTTAAAGTCTGTAAGAGTTGATTGCCATGTTCCTAGAATGGATGCAAGACGGACTTTATTTGTAACATCTTCCACTGTATCCTTTTCCCGAAGTACGACTTCTGAAAGGTTACAAAACTGATAAGGACGTAGGATAATTTCTGAACAAGGGTTAGTTCCGTAGTGAATATCGGCACTACGTCTTCCAAACTTTGCTGCTTGGGCTTGGGCTGCTGCCACATTGTAGATACCTCTTTCGCCCGATTTCGAATCATATAGAGACTTCCATTCTGCAATAAATTGTGCCATGTCTGGCTTACGTGAATATGCAACAGAGTTATTTGCTAGTGCACGTTGAGAATTAGATTCCCACCAATTACCAGCCTTAGCCTGTGCCATTTCAATATCATTAATATTTGAAAGTGAAATCATCGCTGAACGACGAACACCTCCAACAACTACAACCTCACCAATCTTACACATAATGTCATGACATTCAATTGGTTTTAGTTGACGACCAAGTGCTCCCTTGAATACTTGAATTGTAAAATCAAAAAGATTAATCAATGGTTGAGGTCCTGATGATCTTCCGCCCATTGTCTTAAGACGAGCACCAGAAGGACGAACATTACTTACATCAATCTGTGGAATCTGTCCAGCCCACAATAACCCTAGAAGCTCACGATATGCTTTTGCCCAACCTTCCTTAGAGTCACCAACAATAACTACTGTAGAAGACTTCTCAAGGGTTTCTGGAAGGGCGGGGAGTTTGTTGATGTACTTATACTCAACAGAGAATCCAACACCTGTGCCACACATCAAGATATACATTGCTTCGTCAAATGAACGAGCATTATCAACTGGAAGAAATGCACAGTTATAGCCAGAAACATTTTCACGACCAAGTGCTGGTCCTGCAGTCATTACAGAACGCATTGATGGCATTACATTGCGATTAAAAACTGCATCACGCAATTCTTCAACAAGCTTTGGATCTGGCTTATAGTTATGCTTTGTTTCAAGTTGATTAACCATAAAGCTAAAGTAACGGTCTACAGTCTCACCCCATGTTTCACGACGATTTTCATCTTCAAGCCATCTCGCATAACGAGACAATGCAATAAAGTTTTCATATGGGTTTTCGATTGAATTAGACATTGTTTCTCCTAGTTTTTTGATTGAGTTTTAAGTGTACCATACTGGCACTTTGAAAATCAAGATTTAAAGTTTTTTATATATATTTCTTAATCTTTGAACAATTGGTTCTGTAACCTTAACCCAATCGTATTCTTGATGAATTTCAAAAGATTTTTTAAATGTATCTTGTGCAACATTTTCGTAGCTATTAACACAATTAACCATTTGTTCTTTTAAGCTATCCTTGTTTGGTTTATACATAAATCCTGGATGAATATCTTGCCAAGGATTTGTTGACAACTCTGTTTCTATTACAAATGGAATATACTTTTTGTAATCCGCCCAATCTGCTGTGCTGATAACTGGCATTCCAGTTGCTAGTGCTTCTAGCGGTTGAAAACCAAAGCCTTCTCCCCAAGAAGGGTAAACAAATACGTCGGATATTTTATAAAGATCAAGCATTTGATCATTTGTAAAAAAAGTATCAATACATATAACATTATCATAAAGTGCTGACGGGGAAGACCAGTAGCCCCATTTATCTTTTATCTTAACAGTATTCATTCTTGCTGCTTTCATTATAAGCCTGTAATTTGGATCATCCCCAAATAGCTCTATAAAAGCCTCTGTAAGCATTTGAGCGTCTTTTCTAGCAAAAGGTTCACCTATATGCAAAAATGTAAATGGTTCATGAGTTGAAGTTCTTTTTTTTGGAACAAATCTTTCATCAATTCCATGTTTGTAGTAAAATACTGGTTTATCTGGAAAATAATGTTTAAAAACATTTGCCACCCAAGGAGATGTTCCCCAGATTTCATCTGCTTGTTCAAAATTTTTAATTTGATCTTCTGTTAATCCAGTAGACTCCCAAGCAGAATAAGCAATTTTATAAGCATTTTTATTTTTAAATTTATGATTCCAAGGATCAGACCAAGAAATCTCAATATCTGGATTATCAATCTCAAATCCACAGTTAACACCAAGTTTAGTAAATGATCTATAAATCATTTCTGCTGCTTGACCATAACCTGCATTTTTAGACATGTAACGCATTGCGTCACCAGTAAAAGAAACTTTCATTATACCTTATTATACTATATATTATATATTTAATTTATTTTTCATGAATATCTCCAGCAATTAAAGATTTTAGGCAAAGCCCCCCTACCCCCCATAAAAAAATTAATTTTTACAGGTTGTAAGGGAAGCTTTGGACTATAATTGCAAGAGAAATATCTCCGTTATTATGAGTTCCAGTGAAAAGCCCCCACAAACCTTTCTGATTGTATCACAAGTAATAATTCATGTAAAGTGAACGCAAGGTAAACGGGTGGTTTGACATGGTTTTTGATCTATGTTACTATTAAGTTCTACTCTTTACCCCAGGAGGTACATATGAATAATATGAACAAAGCAAGGATAAGGACAGTATGGGCGTTAGTATGCACAAGTATTCTAACATTGATGTTTGGAATAAATCCAGATGTTTCTCATGCAATAACAGCACCAACTATATCGTACAGCAGCGATGTATTGTATATCAACAAGTACATGAACTTGGTTACAATCAAGGATATGATAACAATTGATATCAGTAAAAAGAAGAACCTAGCATACCGAGTCGTAGACTTGGCAACTAATTCAACTTTTACAATGCCCTCATATAGCACAAAGCTAAATCTAAACCAAAGAGTAGACAACAGGGTAATAATCTCAAGACTTGCAAATGCAATCTTGAGTCAAGAGACTGGCGGAGTAGATGCCTACTATCGCAAGTCTTATTCCAGCAGTGCATGTGGAGCTTTCCAATACATGTCAACATCATGGAATAACTTTATGGGATATAAGAGTGCATGCGATGCACCAGAATGGGTACAGGACTCAAGAATGATTGATGAACTAAAAAGTTCTTACGCAACCTACCATGACTGGAGAAAAGCTGTAGCAGCACATCTATACCCATCAAGAGCAGGCAATATGGCTACTTGGAATCTTAGGGTTCGAGGAAATCCAACTGTCCGTGAATACGTCATATCTGTATTTCAGAAGGCGAACATAGCATACTGATGAAAATTCAAGTATTCTCTCAGTATTACAACATGGCTAGGGCAGGCAAAGTACAACCTTTGTTCTGTCCGAACCATAAAAGCGATCAGACATTTAGCGATGTCAGTTATTGGCTAACACACAAGATGGTGGAAGACGATATCGTGTTATACTGTACAGCATGCGGGTACGAGCAAAAAGCTGGCTTGCAGCTTTACGAAA